TTAAAAATAAGGTGAACGGAAACCCCCAAAATTTTATCCTCGCAAGCACACAAAAAACGCGCACAAAAGCACAACCAAAATTTTCTCACAAACAACACACAAATAATTCCACACACAAACCACACAACTACACGCCACGCGATAAACCACCACGCAATCTACTACGAGCAAAATTCTCACACCCAAAATTCGGAAAAATTCGTGCTTGCAAATCTTTCACGATTCGTGCTATAATAAACGTGCCGAAAGGGAACGGGAAGGAAGGTGTTGAAATGAACGAGAAGGTAATCACCGAGGAGCAGCGGGCTGAAGCTGTGAACATGATCGCCGCGTGGCGGAATCTGAAAAACTATCATGAAGCGGTTGGCGATACATACGCCGCTGAGCGCTTCAGCGGTTACTGCACCGGTGGTGTCATTATGCTTGGCGACATGCTTGGTGAAAGCTATGCCACTGTTGAGCGGGCCGTGTCTGCTCGTTATGATAAGATTTACGGCGACCAGGAGAGCGTGAGACATGACTAAACCTATTGCCGTTGCCCTCGCCGTTGCGCTTTTGGCGGGGGCTGTGTTCGCGTGCAGCAGCGAGCCTGATTATCAACCCTGCGTGCTGTGCGGGTCCAAGGTAGCTATAAGCCCAGAGCCGGCGCTAAACCATTGGATTTCGGGCGATAGCGTAGTTTGCGACGATTGTTGGAAAATGCTGAACAACCGATAAAGAAGGGGCGAACCTATCGCCCCTTTTCTTTACCTATACCCGATAAGCCCAGTCATCTTGAGCCACTGTTCGCGTGTTGCCGGACTGTCGAAGAAGCAAACTCCGATGGTATAGAGCCGTTGCAAGGTTTTGATGAACGGGTCAGCCCGCTTGATCATATACATATTTGGGCGCATGTCCTCGGCTGACAGCGCGAACATATGATACTTCGGAGAGTCAGCATCTTTGGGAATCTTGCGGGTTATATAGTAATACCCGTTTCGCTCATCGACCCAGCATCCGAACCGCTTGCCCTGCCACTCGAACCCGTAGAGGTAGCGGGCGCGAGAAGGCTTCGCGGCTATGAACTCCTCGCCCGCGTTCGCGAACTTCGCATCGATCATAACGCCCGCGTACTGCGTTCCATCCACCAAACGGCCTACTACCGTTTGGCGCTCCTCGTCGGCGAACTGCTGGTTTTTGGCGTACTCCACAAGCACCGTTTTGTTTCGGTACCAACTGAACCCATCTTTCGGCTCGCCCTTGAGCTCGCGGCCAAGGAACAGAAACAGCGGGTTCGTTAGGTCGCAAGCGTTGCCCAGAAGGTACATGTGAACGTTCTCGCGATCGCGCGAAATGGTCTTGTACAAGTCGAACAGAGCGCCCATATCATCGCGCAGGTAGCCTGGCGGGGTCTTGAGCACACGTATATACTCATCGAAGATTATCTTCTTGACCCTCGGGAAGGCCACACCCTTATAGCTCGCTTGCTTCGATAGCGGGATGCAATAGCAGATCTCCTCCCATTTCGCGGAGTCGTCGGGCGTTTTCTTGCGCACAAGCCCCGTGTAACCCTGCGTTTTGAACTCATATCCGGGAAACTCATCGTGAGCCGCGATATCGTCGAATATCTTCGGAGCGCTGGTCTTCAGCTCGGTATCGTATCGGCGCACATAGACGAACTGCGACTTGTCACGCATCCAGTCTTTAATAGCGGCCTTGGTAAATCCGTAGGTCTTTCCGTAAGAGCGCATCGAGATAACGGCGGTTAGAGGCGCGCCGTAGCTGATTGCCTTAGATGGATTGTAAAATTGTCTAGTCATAATAACCCAGTATATCACACGTAACGCCGAACGCGCCAATCGTGAGCACCTCGCGCGTAGGCGTTCGCGTCCTGCTTGACCGTCGGCCCCATGTGCGGATTGCCGCCGTGCCCTATAAGTTGGTTGCCGCCTATATATGCTTCCACATGGTCGAACGAGGGGTTATAGCCGCGCCAATTGAAGAACACCAGGTCCATAACCTGCATGCCGTCCTGCGGCAAGTCCCCGCTGCCCTCGGCGATCACCTCCCCGTAGTTCTGTTGGTCGCCTGTCCAGGAACCTATGTTCTCCCCCGTCACGAGGTGGTACACGTACCACATGAGCGCCGAGCAGTCCGTATAGCCCGACTCCTCGGGGGACATTCGCCCCGCGCCCTGCGAGTATGCAAAAGCTCCTACATGGTCTAGCAGCCACTGCCGCATCTCGTCCAGGGCCGCGTTTCCCGTGGAGCTGCCGCCGCCCGTGTTGGTGCCGGGGTTCGGCTCGCCTGTCTTCGAGATGATCGGTAACCAGGTGTTCGGAGCGGACTTGTAACACGTTAGGCCATTTGCGTAAACTCCCGAGCCCCACAGCGTCATAACGCCGTTGTCCAGCTGTACTCGGGTAACAGCTGCCGAAGGCTGCCCCGTGCTGCCCGTGTTCTGCCCGCCGCTGCCCGTGCCCACGTCCTGCACCTGCCCGAAGTCGGGCGGTGCGCTCTCGCCGTCCCAATCGGCGAGCCTGCCGTAAACGGTGTTGTATCGGTTCGTGTAGCGGCCTAGTATCCCGTTGTTGAGACATGCCGCGTGCATGGTGTCGAGCGTGGCGGAACCTCCGCATGCGCCTATCACGTTTCCCGCTTCACGGGGCGATTGGTGGTACATGGACATCGCGTAGACAAGCGTTTGCGGCCTGTCCTCGGAGAGTCCCCATCCCGTCAACGTCTCGATATAACCCGTTGCGTCGTCAATCCAGAGCTTTTGCTGCCCAACGTGGTTCTTATCGCGCTGCGCCCACGTCTGCCACGCTGCCGCTTCGGCGTCGTCCACGTAGTAGCCTGTCCACCAGTTCCATCCGTAATCCTGCTCAACCGCCGTTGCCAGTTTCGGCGCGGCCGCCTTGAACGCCGTATACCCCTCGGGGTCTTCGGCTGCGCATCGCTCGATGCAGATCTCGGCGCGCTGGCCGTAGTTCTGCATCATCCCGATCGTGATAGGGTCGGCTCGGTATACTCCCGTCCAGTCCCAATTGCTCTCAACCTCTCCGATAACGTACATGGCGTACATGATCGTGTTTTCTCGATTTGGCATGTCTCATCTCCAAATTAAAAGGGCGGGCAACATGCCCGCCCGATTGTTCGGCGCCTACGCGGTGAGGTACGTCAAAGCACCAGTTGCTCTTTCGTTTGCCGAGCTTCCCTCGGCCATGTTTATATACACGTTTCCATCCGTGTCAACTTGCAAATAACCAGAGTGTTTTACCCCTGTGGCCATGCTTACCACGGTGCCTGTTACGGCTTTAGAAGGCGCGTATTGCGTGCCAAGCGTCCCGATTTGCGTCTTCGCGTTTCCTGGCAATGATACGCCAGCGCATTGGACCGTTACGACTTTCCCCCACGCGCAAGCATCGCACCCTGCGGTCATTGCGCTACCGATGGTAACAGGCGCTGCGCTCCACTGCGTCCACGAGTTGTTGCCGTTGTTGATTTGCGCGGCGACGTCGCTTGCAAGCTTCTCGGTAGTGACGGCACCGTTCATCACCTTGTCGGTATTGACGGCGCTGTTTAGCAGCTTGTCGGTTGTAACAGCTCCCGTGGCAAGCTTGCCCGCGGTCACCGTGCCGCTGTTGATGGTCATGTCGCCCGTTGCCGCGTTTACCGAGATATCGCCTGAGCCGCGCACGCCTCCAAGCGAGGTAGTCCCCGCGATAGGCAAGGTGTAGGCTTCGGGGATGCTGCCCGCTACTCCGAACAGCGCGGCATCGACCGAGTTCGCTAGCCCATTGATAGCGTTCACGCCGTCGATGGTGTCCGTGCCGTTGATTGTTGGGAAGTTGTAATGTGATGTTGCCATTTTAAGCTCCTTAATCGATATATCCAGGGGTGTTAACGTCGATGTGGCCGATAGGCGTGAACTTCGCCCGCTGCTGCCCGTCGCCCCAGTAGATGTTTCCGAACATGTCCGCTTCGAACCAGCTATGACCCGTGGCCTTGAGCTCGCCCCACGTCTTGCCCGTGTTCGCGAGCTCGTCCCACGTGCACGCATACGTGCGCATCATGTCGTACATCTGCTTGCTGACTTGATAGGCGTAGTCGCGCATACCCGTCACGGGGTTTCGCTGCGCGGTAACGCCGCCTTCGAGCTTCGACAGCTCGTCCTCGAGCGCTGCGATGAGCGAGCCGAGATATTGCTTCAAGGCCGCATCGGCGTTAACGTAGCCGTTCGTTACCGCCTGCACCGCCGCGGCGATCTGCTCGGCGAGGTAGTCGGCGCTCACGCCCTCGTAGTTGACTTTGAGCAGCGCCTGCAGAAGCCAATTAATCTGGTCTTGCTGCCGAACGGCGTACTTCCACGTCGGCGGAAGCGGGTACTGGTATCCTTTGTACGCGAAGTCGAAATCGCCCGTGTTCTCGATAACGGTCATATGCACCTCCTAATCGAAAATCTGCAGATAATAAGGCTCAAGGCCATTATACACGAGGTAAAGCGCGTTGTTTACCGAGGTCGCCCAGCTCGTGAGCATGTCGCCCGCGGGCATGCTGCGGCCAGACGTTTTCGTGCTTTCGCTGCTCGTGCTGTCCGTTAGGTTCGTCGCGTAGTCCTCGGCGGCCGAAAGCTGCGTTTGCGGTGTTGCGGAAAACAACTGCCGCGCCTCGCTGTCGTGCTCGCCTGTGCTCGCGTACCCTGCCAAAATGTCTATCTCCCCGTCCAGCACGGAGAACATGGGGTTGAGCGCTGGCATCATCTCGTGCATCGTGCGCCGAATCAGTCGGAAATGGTCTGACGGGGTTTCCTGCGCGATCTCCCTATAGGCGAAATGCTCGTAGATCCTCGTGTTGAGCCACTCCCGTTTACCCTCGTCGAAAATAGGGTAATCGGACATGGCCTCTTCCCAGTCCATGCCGTAAAGCTCCACGCAGTCGTGCAGCGTGGGGCCGTCATCGGTAATCAACATCGCTTTCGCCCTCCTCGCTCGCGTCCCCGGCAGGGTCTCCCACCCCGCCCATGTCGTTCAAATCCTCGTACTCGTGCCGTGCCGCCCAGGTTGCGTACGGGCGGATACCGAACACGCGTTCGCACGCGTCGGAAAACAGGTCTCGCGCCCCCTGGTAATTGCGACGCGCGAGCATAACCTGCTCGTTGTTCTGCAATACCTCGAGCGAAACCTTTCGCTCCCGCTTCTGCGCGTTGGGGTCGTTGTCCACGCCCATAACGGATAGCGCTTGATTGAGAATACGCTGCTGGTCGCTCAGGAGGTCGCCCGACACGTAAGGCGCCTCTGTTTGGAGAACCTGCACGGCCGCGCCGACGTCGAACCCCGCCGCGTTGTAGGTGATATATTGGTCGTTGTTCTCAAGCTTGCGCACGATTCGCGCCGCGGTCTTCTTCTGGCCCTCGCCGCTTGCGATAATCCAGGGCGTGCGCTGCGCCCCCATGTTCACCTGAACGATCCTGTCGATCTCGGCAAGGCGGATCGCGTAGTTCTTGATCATCGTGAACAGCGGTCGGCGCAAAAGCGAATCGAAGCAGATTGCCACGTCGGGGGAGCACACATGGGGAACGTCATCGCCGTCAACGGCAACCGCGTATGCCTGCGCGTGGCGCTGCCACAACCCGCCCGCGGGCGAGGTTAGGTTTACCTCGTTAGGGTTATAGTACATGTTCATCCCGTCGCCGTACGACGCTTGCGCGAACAGATAGCCGCCGTTGTCCATGAACAGCCCGGCCACGCCGAAGCGGTACAGGATGAACTCCACCGCGCGGGGGTCTATTCCAGCAGGCAGGTCGTGCCACTCGAAGCGGGACAGCGCGATGCCTTCGAGGTACTGCATCCAAAAACGGTACTGCCACATCTCATAGCGCTCGTCTCTGGTGTGAACCTGCCGCATATACGAGGCCCCCGCCGCCATGTCGAGCAGCTCGGGGACCTCGGTATCATCGTAGTATTTCGCTACCTTCTGACCCACGTTACAACCTCCTTATCTAGTTCGGCGTGTTGTTATAAGGCAAAACGTTGCCGATTCGAACAGGATCGCGCCAAACGGTAACGCCTTTCGCGAAGATGCCGCGAATCGCATCCTTGTCCGCCTCTGCGCACTCGGCGGACTCGATATAGATGTCCGTGAACTTCCAATAGCTATAATAGCGCATCTGGTTAAGCGAGCAACGCGACATGTCTACTACCTCATGGGCGGCGTAGCCGTACTTCCCCCAGTAATCGCCGATGACTCGCGCCATCTGCTCGTTCACCGTCTTATAACGAACCTCGATCCCCATATACCCGTTTGCGAGGTTGAACCCGTCGCCGCCCGTCTGTCCCACGATCGAGGGCTGCGTCAGCGCCGCATCCTGCACGCTCGCGTTTATCTGCGCGATGGTCTGCTCGTAGTCCCCTTGGTTCGCCCAGTTCGCGAGGTTGTAGTTTTGCGTCGCCTGCGAGGATGCGAGGTTCTGCGTGTTGGCGAACTGCATGTTGCCCGATACAAGCCCTATCGCCGTACCTGCACCGCCCATAGCAGCGCCCATCACGTTACCGCTTGCAAGCGAGCCGACGGCGGAGATCGCGCCGCCCGCCGCATCTGCTATGTTCTGTATATCCTTGTTCCTCTTCGCGGTGTCGAGCGATTGCATCGTTTGCGAGTAGCCCAGCTGGTTTGCGGCGTTGCTCTTCGCAAGGGACCACCCCGCGCCCGCATAGCTTGTGTTGAGCGAGTTGATCCGCTGCGCTATCGAGAGCGCCCCCTCGTCGTTCACGATGTTGAACTTCGGAAATCCTTGGAACCAAACGGCGTTGTCGAGGTTGTTGCCTGGTCGGAGAATCCCCTGCGCCGTGCCGTTCATGTCGGAATACTCGTACACGATGACCTGATTGGAATCGGAGAACCCGCGCGCGCCGCCGTACTGCGAAGGCCAAACCGCAATGCGCATCCCCGGGCTGGCAGCGCACGACGTGGCGAACATGGAGACCTTGCCGTCTATCGTCGCGCACAGCTCGGGCTTGAGCAGAAGCGGAGAGCCCTGGTAGTTCGTCCACTCGATAACGGAGTAAGGGTAGGCGAAGAACTTGTGCATCCAGCGGTACTCGGGCGGGATGCCGTTCGCGAGCTGAACCCATATGTTCTCGGTTTCGAACAACTGCGCTGAGTCGGGCGTGCTTCCCAGGTAGTTCGCGGGCGTTCCGTTCAGATCCACGCTGTCCCCTTCGGCCAGAAGCACCGACGGGAAGCACGTTATATCGACGATCCCCTTCGCCGCCCAGGGTGCTTTTTTGATCGCCCCCATGAACGTGGGGAACCTGTCCCGCTCGATCGTGTAGACGTTGCAACCGCTGATAAGGCCGTCCGTCCGCTGCCCCGTTGCGCATTCCAGGTTAGGGCTTGAGCTTGTTCCCCAGTCCGCCGTGAGGTCTACCGTCGAGGTGATGACGATCCGCCACCCGTCGCCCGTCGGGTTGCTGATGTCCTTCCACTCGTGATTGACGACGACGTACTCGCTGCCCACGTCCAGGCCCTCGGGGGTGGAGCAATAGCGCCGAAGGTTCGAGGCCTCCACGCTCGCAACTTCCCCGCCGTCGGCGACGTACTCCTCGCGCATCGGCAAATGGCCGCGCTCGAGAAAACCGCTCCCCAGCTCGCACGTGTAAATATACGTCGTCCACACGTCGAGCTGCAGTTCGAGCGCGGTCGTGTTCGGCGCGACATAGGAAACGCTGGTAACGAAATAGTAGAGCACGGGCGGGGTCGTCTCGCCGGGAACGGGAAGCTCGGGGTTCACCACGCGCAGATAGTTGTAACGGTACGCGCGCGAATAGGGGACGTTCACCGTAACGGGCTCGCGAGGCTTGAGGTACGTCATCTTATCAAGGCAAACGCTATCGGTGCTCGCGCAAACCGCGTCGAAGTACTCATCGCGAGCCCGCGCGCTCTCGAAGCAAACCACATCCTTATAAGCCGCGTCCCACGGCACTTTGCACAAGGTCACGCGCGAATCTGTCGGCCACTCGATCGGGCTGAAAGCCATGTCTCACCTCCATATCAAAAAAGGGCGGGATAACCCGCCCCGATTGAACCTGCTCGCGCTGCTAGGATGCGGTGCCGAGCGTGATGTTGGCGCTCTTGGTCGGGTCGTGCGTTGCGACGGCGGTAACTACGATCGTCTTGTAGTCGCTGTTCTCGCTCACGTGCAGCGCGCCGAAGCGGTCCACGTACGTACCTGTATCAGGCAAGATAACGGGAAGCTTGCCCGCCGCTGCCTGTTCCGCCGTGCCGGCCGTAACGATGAAATAGGCGTTAGCGTCGGTCGCGTTGTCGGAGTAGGTGACCGTCGGCACAAGCTGCACCACCATGCCGGGCTTAAGCTTGGAAACGCCGCCCGCGGGGTCGGTCGCGACGGTGACGGATTTGACGGTTCTGCCCACGGTTGCCGCTCCTTCGGTGTTCGCGTCGGTCGAGAAACGTACCGCGTTTCTCTGCTTGCTCGTCGCGTAGATGCCGCGGACATGCAGATACGTGTACGTTGCGTCGGTCTTCGGGTTGTAGATGGATGCCGACTTGTTCAGGATGTCGTACACGCGGAAGAACTCGCCGTCGGCGAGAATCGCCTGCGTGCCCTTCAGCTCGTCGGGCCACTCGTCGATGACCACCTGACGGCCGACGAACTCGGCGAACGGAAGGTTGAAAGCAGCCGACAAAACGTTCACGTCCACCGCAGAAGCGACGGTGCTGTCGATAAGCAGCATCATGTTAGAGGCCATGCTGTCGCACTTCTCGGCGTTGAACTTCCGAGAGTAGAAGCCGTTCATCCGCAGGTACATGGAGCGGATGAGCTCGACAAGGGTCTTCCCGTCCGCTTCCTTCGAGGTGGACGTTGCGAGGTCGGGAACGTTGATGTTGTAGAAGCCCGAACCGCTCTCGTACTCGGCAAGCGAGTTGAGCATGATCTTGTACTCGTCCCAAGCTGCGGACTGGTTCGGCGCGTTGAACATCATGTTAACGAGCCCAGACAGCTGGCCCTCGTTCTCTGCAGCCTCGGCGATAAGAGCCTCGTTCGTCTGCACACCGTACACGTCGGCGCGGTTGCGAACATAGTAGTTTGCCACCACGTCGGCGGGAGTCGCCGTCCAGGGGTTCGTGTCCATCTGGTCGTAGTTCTCGGCCTCGATGAGGTTGTTTCCGACTTCCATCGCGATGGAACCCCAGCTCATGCCCGATTTGAAGGGTGCCAAGGGGTTGTTGAACTGATAGGCGTTGAAAAGCATGAGCCCGATTCGGTTCACGAGGATGTCAACGAACTCGTTCCAAACGACGGGATAATCGCGGATAGTCCGCGCCGTGCGGGCGAGGTTCGCCTGCGTGGCCACGGGCACGCGGTCTTTGTATTCCAGGCTCGCCGATTTGCGAATCCTGTTCAAAATGTCCACATTTGATGCGTTGAGCTGTCCCTGCATATGCGTTCACTCTCCTATTTCTTCTCTTCGAACAGGTCGCCGAAAAGCTCCTCATCGCTTTCGGGCTCCTCGTCCTCGGTGTCGTCGCCCTCGGGGTCGTCGGCGGGGGCGGTCGCCGCCTGCGTCATCTCCCAGAGCTTCGCTGCGGTCTCGGTATACTTTTTCGACAGCTCGGAGTTTTCGTCCTCAAGCTCGGCGATCCGCGCGTTTGCGCCCTCGCTCACACGGGAAAGCTCGCCCAACCCGTCGCGCAAGCCGTCAAGATCCAGCTCGTCGGCGTCCAGCATTGCCAGCACTGTTGCGAAATCCATGTTTTACCTCCCTTATACAAGTGTGCGCGGGGTTACGCCTTGCTCGGCTCCCCCGCGCACGGTAAAGGTTGCCGGATCTACCGTGACCACCGCTAAAAGCCTTGCCGTAGGCCGAGCACGTACGGGCTCGCGCGAGCGAGTGGCTCCCCGTGCTCTACTTGCGGCAGTTCGCGGAATCTCGGCTATACTGTATTATACACGGTTAAACCGACAAGGAAAGAAGGGCAACATGCGCGCAACCTATAGCGGAGGTAAATCGACTCCTTTTTACGTCGAGATAACGGCGAACCCCGACAAGCGCCGCCGCACAGCGGAAATCGAGACAACTGTATATTGGGACGACGGCGAGCGACCGCGCCGCGCGACGTGCACAAGGGAGATCGACCGCCAGCGCGAAGCCGACAGCCTGTTCTCCGAAGTGCTCGCCTTGCTCGCGCGGGCGGGAATCTACCCGACGCCCGCAGAGTCGGACGAGATTCACGAGCTCATCGCGCGGGTCTGCATGGTCGTGAAATCAGCATAAGGAAAGCCCGAGCATCTGCTCGGGCTTTCCGTCATTTGTTAACAACATGCTAGCAGTTCGCGCTATAACTGCCCCAGCTTCTCGATGAGCTTGTCGAGCTTCGCATCGACCGCTTGAATGGCGTCGGCGTTGTCGGCCACCTTTTTGGCAATCCACTTGATGTGGTCGTGGTCGTTCATCTCCACGCCGCGACCCGTGGGGTCGTATGTCCCCGTTACCTGCTCGTAGATGGTTGCTAAAAGCTTGTCCTGATGGTCGGTTAACATGTCTTCCTCCTTGTTTACGTAATCTCCCCCAAGCCCGCGCACTACCGCGCCGCAGAGGGCGCTCCAGCTCGTCGCGTGCCAGGCGTCTGCGTCCGCCTCGTTATCCACGAAACACACCTCGATGAGGATGGCGGGCATGTCCGTATGGTTCAAGACGTAAAGCCCCGCGGTGCTCTTCGCTCCTCGGTTCGGCAAGCCCAGAGCCGATGCGAGCTCGCGGCTCACTTCCCGCGCGCAAGTCTCGGCGATCGAATAGGGGTAGTGCCAAACCTCGGTGCCCGTCCCTCCGCCCGCATTGAAATGAACGGCTATGAACAGGTCTGCCCCGCTCGCGTTGGCGATTCGGCACTCCTCGCGAAGCTCCGCGGAAACGCCGGATTCCTCGTTCGAGCAGTCGGTGACGTACCAGCCCTGCGCATCGAAAGCGTCTATAAGCTGGGCGACGAAAGCGCGGTCGCACTCGTACTCGTCGAGGTAGCCCGACGCTCCCCTCGCGATGGCGGAATGACCGCCCGCAATCGCAATGTGCATGTGCTAAACCTCCTTCGGATTCTCGTAAGAAAGCGCCTGCTCGCTGTCGCCCATGCCCTTTGTGGTCGGGTCGGCGACGATGCCCGTAATCGCGAGCACGGAAAACAGCGCGTTCACGATCGCGGCAAGCTGCGCGTTGAGAACTCCGAAATCCCACGCATACCCGAACGGCGCGGCGCACACCTGCGCAAGCAGCAGCAGAGCGGGGATAAGTGCCAGCCAAAACGACTTATTCTTGATTCTCACTTTCCAATTGATGATCATTGCGTTCCTCCTATCCTCATATCTTCCAACCTTCCCACGCGATCGGCCAGCTCGTCGTGCCGCTTCCAAGCGGTCGCCGCGTCGGTCTCGAGCTTATAAGTCCGCTCGATAACGGAATTGTGCTTCTCCACCTTGTCGCTTAGCGCGTCCATTTTGGTTTCGAGCACCGAAAGCCTGTTGCTTATCGCCACGTACACCCCGCCCGCCACGGAAGCAGCGGACAGCAGCGCCGAGAGAGCGGGCACGATAAGGGTTGTGACGTCGAACTCTATCACGTTGCGCGAACCTCCTACCTGATCGAGAAAGGCGAGGGCAAAAGCACGACGCCGCCGCGAACCTGTTTCGGCTTAAGCCCCCAGTTTCTCGCGTTACTATAACACGTTTCGCAGTCCTCGCCGCAACCAGCAGGCAAATAATAGGGGCATTCGTGCGTTTGGAAACCCGCTCGAAAGTCCTCCCATCTCATTATGTCCTTGAGCGATTGGGACATACCGGCGCAAGTGTACTCCTCCACACCGTCCACCGTCTCAACGTATGTTTTCGCTCGGACGAAGCGCGCGCGATCGAACGTGGCCTCATGCTTCCAGGCCCCCAGCTTCTTCGGGTGTATCTCCACGTCTTCTGGAATCTCCTCACCGATCGCGTGGATGCTGTCCGTGTCCGCATAGCAAAAACGGTCGCCGAACTCGCAGGCGGTGAGAATCGTCTTTCTACGCGCATACGCCGTGATGAATATGCCCATCGGCAAATAAACAGGCTCGCGTTCGCTTTCCCTGCCTTCGAGAAAGCAAAGAACGCCCTCGTCATCCAAGGCGGGAACTTGCCCGCGCTGCAAGATCTTCTGAGCGAGCTTTCCGTACAGGCCGTTCAGCATCAGCTTCGACTCGGCGCGCTCGCCTGGCGTTCTCGCGTCTTGCTTCTGCTTCATATAGGTGTCTATATAATCGTCGAAAACTCCCTCGCGCTGCGCGAAGCTCCAGCCCCCGTCCCAGCTCCAAACCTCTATGTCGTACATCTCGCACCAAAGCTCGTAATCGACGCTGCACACGACAAGCGGCGTCGGCTCGGGTACCGAGTCCGTATACTCGCGCTCGCCGAAAATCGAAGAGCCTTTGAGCTGAATGCAAGGCAGCTTGCCTGGCTTGAGACGCGCCGTGATGGTGACCCCTGCAATCCACAGCGGGCGCTCGGGCGTGGGGTTCGGCTTGCCGGAGAAATAAGAGGGGTTGCCGACGGGAAGCGGGTTGTATCGCATCGCCCAGGGGTAAAGGGAGTTCACGTCGAGCCTGATACCGCGCCCCACGTCCTCGCCCTTGTGCTTCGGGTTGACGTATACCCAGCCGCCGCGGTAAGCGCGCCGCATGCCCGCGTCGATAACGCCGTTGATGACAGGCATCGTCGCGCGGTAGCGCTTCTTACCGTAGAGGTCGCGGAAAATCTCCAAGCAGTCGCTTGAGGTGGTTAGTTTCGTGCCCGTGAGCAGCCGCACGTTCATAGCTTGCGCCATGATGAGCACATCGCGGCGCAGATAGTCAAGCTCCTCGGGTGTGAGCTCGTGCCCAACGGGGCGGTAACGGTTGTAATCGATCTCGCCTTTGGACATTTCCAGGCCGTATGTTTTCGCAACGGCGCGAACCGGCATGGTAATCTTCTTGTAGCTGTCCGCGAACTTCACTTTGGTGCCGACGGCGATAGAGTAGAACTTGCCTAGATCGTCGATGAGAGCGGAGAACTGCCCGGCGCGCGGCCTGTCCTCGGTATGCTCGTAGCCGTGGGAAAGCAGCCACGAGGTTATAAAACTGCCGTCGAACTTGAGGTTATGGAACCAGTACCGACCAGGGTGCGCGAACACATGTTCCATAAACTCATCCAATGTTGTACCGTGCTCGAAAGTATCCTCGGGGTTCTCGCAAATTTCGGCGGCTCCCCATGCCCACACGTGGCAATCCTCTATATAGGTGTTCGTCTCGAAGTCGGCGCAATACTCGCGCATTTTTCTACTTCTTATCTTTTGCGGCGTTGTTATGCGAGAACCTGTCGACAAGGCCGATCATGTAGCGGCTGCTCTCGTCCTGAGCAGCTTCCAGCCCGCGCTCGCGCGAATGGCCCTGCACGGTAAAATAATCCTGATAGGGAAAGTCGGTCATGCGGACGTTGAAATCGGTAAGGGTTATCATCTCTAAGAATTCTTTTGCGCTCATGCGCTCGATCGCATCGGCAAGCTCGCGCTGGTTATTGTCTATAAGCATGTTGCGCGCCGCACGGCGCCAGCTCTCGCTCTTCTTAAGCGCTCTGCTCATCGAGGACGTCGCGCCCAGAAGCGTTTGCATTGCGCGGGCGATCTGCTTCGACGAGGTAAACGGCTCGGTCCGCTTCAACGGCGAGAGGTTGCGCGACACGTAATGCTCGAAGTCCCACTCGCTCATACCGGCCACGTCCACACCAGGCGCGCCGAACTGGTAATAGGCACCGCCCTTTACGATGTTGTCGAGCGTCCTCTTTCTCGTCTTGTTCACGCCCTCTACCATCGCGCCGAAGCGCTCTTGAGCTTTCGAGGAGATAAAGCGGCCGCCACCAGTAGAAGTGTACTTGTTTTCGCGCTCGTTAAAGTCCTTGAGCTGACGCAAAAGCTCGCCTTTTTCCCTCGTGTTCAGCTCGCCCTTGCGGTATCGCTCATACAACGTTGCCGAACCGGGCGCGCCGCCGCGGCTTGACTGCCAATCGGTTTTCCGCGGGTCGATAGCGGCGATCTCGCTCGCGCTTGCGCCTTTCTTCTTCAGGCGGTATACTTTGTTGCGCGTGCCATGCAATGCTTTCCCGATGGCCTCATCCAGGTTGCTACGCTTCCTTTTAGCCATGGCTCGCCCCTTTCTTCCTCGCGCCCGCCTGTCATCAAGGCGGGCGTTGTTTTTGATAGCCGTGTTACGTTTTCATATTCTAGCGCCTGCGCAGGAGATAAAAAAGGGGTTGACTCGCGCCAACCCCTTTTGTCCGAAAGCCCTTGGCGCTTAGAGCACGTCGAGGAACTTGAAACGGCGGCCCTTAGCGGTGTTGGTCTCGCGGCAAACCACCGTGAGCGGCTCGGGCCAGCCTTGCGGGTCTCCGAACATGCTCATGATGTTCATGGCAGAGCGGATAACCCCGTTCGAGCTAGACACGTACGCAGTTCCTGCGCTGTCGATGAGGTAAACTCCCATTACCTGCTCAACGTCGCCGACCTCGGTTGTAACGGTAGTCGGCGAGAAGACGAACGCAGTGATAGCGAGCGGCGTTTCCATGAAATCGCGGAGCAGCTTGCTTGCGTTCGTTGCCTTGTAGAGCATCTTCTGCCCTTCGATGTTGTCCGTCGGGAAGGTGGAGAAGAAGCCTTCTTCGCGAACGTGCTGCACAATCCGCTCTGAAAAAGTCATCTCATCGTTCTTCGCGATACCCTGCTCGGAATCCATCATCATAATTTCGTCAGCCATTTTAGTTTCCTTTCTTCTTATGGCTTGCTATTCGCTAACGGCTTCTTCGCCGTCGGCTTCTGGTTCAGGTTCGGACTCGATCGTGCCCATACGCTCGGCATGCTCCACGAATCAGCCAAGTTCAATATACGTTTCACCTGTGTGAGCGTCGCACACTGTGAGAAAAGGAACGCGGGTATCGTTAGTAGCATTGCCAGCTTCTGGCTCGGGTTCTGGCTCGGGTTCTGGCTCGGGTTCTGGCTCGGGTTCTGGCTCGATCGTGCCCATTCGCTCGGCATGCTCCACGAACTCGTCCACGTCCATAACGTACGTGTCCGCGCTCGTCACGACGTTGCGCACCGTTAAAAGCGGGTTGCCCTTGTCTCGGCGCACGATGTTGGCCATACGCGGGGCGGAAACCTGCCCGCCGACCTCCATGGTTCCAAGGCGCTTTCCGTTCTCGTCGTACACCTCGGCAGTAGTGCGCTTGATTTTGCGCTTGATAATACGGCTCATGATTATACCTCCTTCCTTTGCGTGTACACCTTATTGTAAATAGCTATAACGTCGCGGTCGATTTCCTGGTAGCTCTTGCCTGTTAACGCCTTAACCATCTCAAGCATAGTGCTATACCGATCGGCGTAGCGCTCATAGCGCCTAGGCTCTATAATATCCGAGTTGAGCGCTTCGAAACGACAGCGGGCAAGCTTGTATATTGCCTCCTGATAGACGCTTGACCACGTGTTGATATTGGCGCTGTCGGTCATGATGCAACCTTCCTTCCGTTGTTAAATTCCTAGTGTTGCCGTTTTATTCCTCCTTGTAATATTTTCTATATGCAGATCTAACATCGGCCGTTACTTCTTCGACGCTCGCGCCCGTTACTATAGACGCTATTTCAAGGCCAGCTCCGTAACAGGCGGTAAGAACCGCTTGCTCGCCTGCCGATATTTCGGGATTATCAACCTCATTACACCACCTTGCAAGCGTGTCAATTGCTTCGCGATAGCGGTTAAGCACTGCAGCGTTTACGTTGTATTCCTTCTCGTTCATTTTCCTATCCTTCCTATTATCGGCGATACTTCGAATCGTAGGCATCCCGAACATCGCGGTCAACCTCATCGAAATCCTTGCCACTCGCGATAGCGAGAATGTTGGATCCAGCGGATAGCTTGCCAACGTAGGTGGAGTAGTAGGGCGTTCCCGTTCCGGCAAGCACCACGCACATGCGTCTATAAAACACGAGGCGGTCGAGAGCATTGTTATAGTTGTCAGTGTTCATTACCTATCCTTCCTTCCCGTTCCCTTTCGGCACGTTTATTATAGCACGAATCGTGAAAGATTTGCAAGCACGAATTTTTCCGAATTTTGGGTGTGAGAATTTTGCTCGTAGTAGATTGCGTGGTGGTTTATCGCGTGGCGTGTAGTTGTGTGGTTTGTGTGTGGAATTATTTGTGTGTTGTTTGTGAGAAAATTTTGGTTGTGCTTTTGTGCGCGTTTTTTGTGTGCTTGCGAGGATAAAATTTTGGGGGTTTCCGTTCACCTTATTTTTAA